ACACCAACGGAATAGATACGGCTGACCTCACTGAACTTATCGGTCGTGATGTTGACGCCCCAATGGTCGAAGTGATATGACACATTCGGCAGCGTCTCAATATCTAGTACCAGAATATTACTCATCCAGTTTCTCCTTACGTACTGGCAGTTCAGGGTACACTGACCAAGGTATGTTGTGCCTATCGCACCACCCACCGTAAGTCATCTTGCTACCCTTGCCCAGCTTGTTGTTGCGCATGAACACCAGCCTGATATCCTTATCAGGATGCTGGGTCACAACAGCTAACATCTTGCGTCGGCTATCGTAATCAAATTTACCTTTGGTCTCGATGTATATACCACCCACCTTCCAGTCCGGTGTGTACTCAAGGTTGAGTATGTAAGACAGCTTGTCCGGTTCATACTCAAAGGGCAGCTTCTCCTTATCCAGAAGGGCTGCGAACGTAGCTTCGAACTTGCTCTTGAACTTACGGGGCCTTCGGGACTTTTTGGGCGGGGCGCTTCCAGATTTCACTGGCTTTGATCTTGGCAAAGGATACTCCTGAACCGTTGAGGTTCGTGATGTGTATAGGACGCCCACGTTCCACGTAGGTAATCAGGTCAGGGAAGCACGCATGCTTGAACTGGCAATAGCTGCACGCGATATCAAGCTGCTCACCATAGCTGTGAGGCTTCGTCTTGAGTCGCGCGGGCATCTTGCCGGTACGCTGATAGGACTCAGCTATCCCTGCCACGTTGCCAATACGGGTACGGATCTTCAACGGGTCCATCGCAATCGGTGGCACCACGTTCAACCGCCCTGTCTCTTTCTCCACCATGAGGAAGGCAGCATCGGTGTAGCCAGCAGCCACACGGTAGCCATTCAACTGATAGGAGTACCCGAAGGTATCGTTCTTCTCAGTGAACCCTTCCTTGCGGTGAACATCGAAGCCAAACTTGGAGCTTGACTTAACGTCCACCAGCACGTTGTCAATCACGGCATCCATTGAACCACGAGCGATCCACCCACCAACGGGGATCTCTACCTTGGTCTGCTTGTTCGTAACCAGATGGCCTGCAAGCTCAGCGAGCGTGAGGACATACTCTTCAATCAAGTTACCGTACCCAAACTTCACTCCGAGAGTAGGATCACCCTGATAGGTGTAGGGTGGAAGCCCGAACTCAGGCTCGTACCACTTGTACATAAGCTGACGGAGACAAGGCGTACCTAGCTCCGACATACGGATGGTACGGTCAGCATGGTCCTTCGTCTTGCGCTCATCGGGGTAGACCTTCTTCCCCATGAACTCACCCATACGGGTAGCGTAATCGACAATGATCTTGTCGGATTCTTCCGTCTGCTCGGACGGCGGGAGGCCAGTGTAGGCAACCTCGTAGATGTCATACACCAGCGTATTGATTTCTTTGGTCATCGTTTCCTCTCTAGTTTCTTACAGGCTCGGCATCGTCTCTTACCACTAGGGTCAACGTAAGTGTTTACGTTAGTGTACTCGTGGCCCTTGGGGCAGTGGGTCACAGCACTCTCTGCATTGACCCGCCGCCCCTTGGCATCCATGTCTGCCACGTTTTCCTTCATCGTCCCCACCGCTAGGTGAAGGGGGTTGAAGCAAGGGGGGTTATCGCACTTGTGCATGATAACCTCTGTACTCTTCAACTTCACACCGTACCACAATTCATACATTCGGCGGTGCGCTCGGACATTCTTCTCACCAACCTTGATGAGACCGTAACCGTCCTTGTCCGTGTTCCCCTTCCACACTAGGCATCGTTCCATATTAGTCCGATGCGTCGGCCTCCGAAGCCATACCTGTCAGTGAGTTAACCTCACGCTGCCCGCTGATAAAGTCTGCGAACTGATACGCAGTCTTGACCACATCTTCCTGCTGCTCTTTGTTATCCACAGAGGCAGCGATTGCGCGGTTCTCCCAATACCGGACAGCGGCATTGAGCGCAGCAATACGAATCTCCACCTGACGGGGAGACACAGGGTCAACGGGGAAGGTCGAGGGGCTGGCAGGGGCAGCAACGGGGGCAACTCCCACGCCCGTTCCCACAGCCAGTGGCACCGACCCGCCTGAGACCATGCGAGGGGTGCTGTTCTTCACGAGCTTGAGACCGTACTTGTCAGTCTCGACCTCAACCTCGTAGGTCCCACCATCCTCAACACCGACTGAGCGGGGATTCTTGAAGTCGAAGTTGATCTTCGATCCATCGTTCCCGATCACAGTGAACACCGCCTTGTCACCGAACCGCGTCTTAACCGGACGCTGCTCGACATGAGAAACGGTAATAGTTACGTTAGCCATAAGCTTTCAAATCTCCTAAGTTAGTTCCGACTTCTACATCGCAATTGACTGGCATCGTCCAAGGCTTCATGTTAGGGCACACGCTTGCCAAGTGGATACCTGCATCATTAATTAATACTACCACGTCCTTGATGAACCTGTCAAGCATTTCCCTATCTACTTCAAAGATAAGGGAATCGTGAATGGTACCGATCATCTCTACGCCAAGGGGATAGTGATGCTCCATCCACCGCCACACTCGACCGACACAGATAGGAACCAAGTCACCAGTAGCGAAGCCCTGAATGAAATAGTTCTTAGGCTGCGTCGTGCTCACTCCAAAGCGACTTCTAAAGTTACGCCAATATCCTTTGAAGCTATAGCGTCGTCCTGTACTGCTCTCCATGATACAGATTGGTACACGCATAGCCCCTCTCGGAGTTTGAACAATCTCTTCCGTAGGGATCGGGTGCGTGTCAAGCTGAGTTTGAGCCGCGATGACAACCTCTTGGAGATAAGCCCACGACCTCGGGTAAAGGCTAGAGAATTCACGTAAAATTTTCTCCACAATTTTTTGACCAACCTTGGCCTGTGCCGCAAGCGTCTCGGCCTGTCCACCGTAGATGGTACCGAACACTACCGTCTTGACAACACGTCTCTCTTCCTTTGTCAAGTCCCGTCCACCGTATACGTTGCGACCCATCTTGTTGTGGATGTCAACGCCGTCAGTGATGTCCTTCATCAGCACCGTATCGTTAGCGACATAGGCCAGAGCCATTACCTCCGCCTGCTTAAAGTCAATGCTTACGATAGCGCGGCCCAACGTTCGTGGCCCAAGTACTTCCTTGCACTTGAGCGGATCATCGGTCGGGAAGTTCTGGCCGTTAGGCTTGGAGCTTGACCGCCTGCCTGTCACTGTCTGACAGCCATTCAACTGCGGGTGAACGTGATGCTCCCCCGTCGTTGCGTTGACCACGGACCACTTGAGCAAGCCCTCTAGGGTGGTACCCACGGACTTGTTCAAGCTACGATGCAACTGCGTCGCCTTCGCAATCGTAGTACCCAAGCCAGAGCCTGAGTTGATTATCTGCTCAAGCGCCTCATCAGAAGTAGAGAGCTCTCCAGCATCTGTTATCACCTTAATGTGAGTAAGAGACTTTAGGGTCTCCGCCTTCTTGTGAACCCTGAACCTTGCCTGTCCGATCTTGGCACCAGTCTTGTACTTGCCGATCTCTTCTCGTTCTTCCCACTTCAATTCCCCACCGTACAGCAGGGCTGAAAGGTGCGACGGCTTAGTCAGTTCGATCTGTTCAACCAGCGCCTCAGTGTAGCTATTAGCTAGCAGGATAGCCTTGATGTCTGCCTCGATGGTGCTGCAACGCCTCATGCCATCGTTGGCCTTGTGCATCAGCGTGCCATAGTCCACGGCCATACCGTTCCACTCGATCTCCGTCTCACCCAGCAAGGCATCCATCTGTGCCATGTACCAGTCGAGATGGGCAACCACATGCGGGTCAGCCATCTGCATGAGGAACAATTCTCGGGTCATCTCAAGATCGTTCTTGAGATATTTATCAAGATCCGGGATCAGGCTAACGTCACCATTAACTTTAGGGATCTCTTCCTTTAAGTTGATTGACTTTCGCAGTGTGATACCACGTTTGACACAGCACTCTTCAAGAGAGGGGAACAGCATCGTCTGTCCGCTACACAGGTACTCAGCCAACTGAGTATCCCATACCGTTGCATGCTGGGCAATGTAATCCCACAGGTATTGCTTGGAGCTAGTGTCAAGATCACGGACAGTCGTCTTAGCTCGGCGTGACCAGAGCAGGTCGAACTTGATGTTGTGTCCGACCAGCATCTTGAAAGGTGACAGTTCTACCCCGTCTGTCATTGACCAGATTGTCGGGGCAGCACTGTCTCTCAGTCGAAGCCCACCGTACCGGACCAGTTTATTATGTGGTAGGAACGGGGACGGGTCGTATTGGTTCGTGGACAGCCGTTTAAAAGCGGTAGTCTCGGCGTCAATTATGAGTACGTCCTTATCTTCCATATTCCCACTCCAATAGAAGGTCGATGTAGTGTCGGGCCTTTTCCAAGTCGATGTATCCACGGCGTCCGTGCTTACCTCGGTGTCGGCAAACGTATTTGATAACGTTACCTTCGAGGAACCCTATCCCGTTCTTGTGAATGAACTCGGCGGGCTGCATCTTAAAGTTTTTGTAATGGGTTCCATTTACCTGACGTTTGGACGCACGTTTTCCCGCCAAATTTTTCGGGGGTAATTTCCTAATCATTGAACCTCCCCGTATTGCCATTGAACTTGACCTGATGTGCTGCATGTTTCATTGCAGGGTTCGTAGTCGTGGAGCCGGGGAGCTTGTTCTTCAGCAGGCTGAGCCACCGGAACTCTTCAGCAGTTCTATCGTAGCCCAAGCCAAGCTGTAAGTCTAGCTCACCCTGCACGCCAGTCTTACTACCGTAGATCATGGGCTGGGACAGATACCTCTGCCCCTCAGCTTCGCCCCCGGCCTGCATGACTGTTACGATAGGCACGTCGTACTTCGTGGCCGTCTCACGCAGCCACAGGGCTGTCGTTTCGAGGCGGCTGACCTCTGAGTCCTTGTTGTATCCACCTACACGCTTGCTAAGACGGAGCTTACCAAGCACGTTAATGGCAACCAATCCGTACTTGCCAGTGTCCAGTACCCGCTCAACCATGTCCGTGTTGATGCCACCAGACGGTTCAACCACACGGATACGATCCATGCGACCAAGTAAACGTTCATAGTCCTCCCTCGTTTTCTTTTCGTCGGCTGCTAGTGTGACGATACCAGTATCCAAAGCGGTCGTCAAGCAGCGCATGAAGATGCGGCCACCTGCCTCTTCCGGATTGAAGATCACCGCTCCCTTGTCTGCGGGTAGCTGCGGTGCCATGAAAGTAAACTCTGAGCATATGAGAGAGGTCTTGCCTGCCTCGGGCCTCGCACCAATACCTATCAGGTCGCCGCCCCTGATCGGGCCAGCGGAGTCGTTCATGCATTTCATTCTCCATTCAAGGCCCCCTGATCGCAGGCGCTTGTCGAACAAAGTGCTGAGATCGGTAGGTCCAAAGAGGGATTCGATATCTTCCCGTGCGATGGTTCCTTTCTCGACTTCCTGAATAAGAGCGATGATTGGAGAGAGGCTAGTCTCTTCACCAAGCAGGACCTTTTTGATATGGCTGTCGATCCTATTTGCGACTTCCATCCTTGCGAAGAAGTCGAGTACAGTCTCATCGACGCCCGCTTTACTAGCCGCTTCGACTCGACCAATGATATCTTCGAATAGCTCATGTTTCTCCACCTTCCAGTCTGCATGCCTGACAACACGGAAGAACGTTCGGAACTTCGAGAAGTCGATCTCGTTGTCCTTGGGAAACGAATCGTAGTACGCATTGATATCGTTAACGATTACGTTAGTCTCCGAAAGCAGAAGGCTGTCACTTGAGACAGCCTCCTTTGCTCGTTCCATGTTTCCCCGCTTGCTAAGTAGTGCAAGCAGGTTGATGTCAGGGCTAATCATTATCCGGTCTCTCCGATGTGCCGTGCATTACTTCCTTCCAATCCTGTTCAGAGTCTCGTGCCTTGATCGTGTCAAGGAAACGAGCCACGTCCTCAGGCGTATTAGCTGCCGTCTCCATTCGAGTCAGGACTTCCTTCCCCGATTGTGACGATTCCCACTCCGCGATCTGCTCCGGGCTGAAGATTGTTGGCGATCCGTTCTCGTACCAGTTCGGTGCTAACTTTTTCTTCAGATGATACATGTTGCCCAACATTGATCTGTTTCTCCTTAAAGATTTTGCCTAAAAATTCGTCAAGTCTTGCGAGCTTGACACGTAAAAGCCTAAGCTCCTGCCCCAACGAAACGTTGTGAGCAAAGAGCCTTGCGCATTGGTCACACTTCCTAACGATATGCATGATACTTCCTGTCGATTACTGCCTGCATCCGCTTACGTCCAACGGGGTTAGCCGAATGAACGGTAGGCTTCTCAGCAGGCCAAATGTCATTCTCTTCCATCCAGCACAGCAGCGTGTAGCCGGTGCCGAAGTGTTCACAGTGCGGGGTACTGTTGTACCCATTTTCCTCAAGCCACTGCTCCACGTTGCGACCATTCAGGCACTTGTCACAAGCACCGAGGTCATGGTCGAGGCTAAGCTTTCTGACCATACCCTGTCGCAGAAGATCACGAGTCTGCTTATCCGTCCACGTCCGTACCCATCCATCAGGGGTAATACGAACGTCATCAAGATAAACGTCGATGATTCCGTCAGGCACGGGTGCTTCCTTTTCATGTGTAATGTCATCCTCGCACGGGATGCAAAGACCAGTATCACGCAGAGCGTTCTGTTCTTCCTTGCATCGACCGCAAAACAAATCTTTCATTTGATCCATCCGTGGGTCCAAAGACCCTTGAGCCAAGCTCCGGTGTATCCGATGCTAGCAATGAACACACCCCACTGACCGGCAGTGTAGCTAGCATAGAACCAGAAGGGTTGGCTCAAAAGCCCTATAAAACAAGCATATTTCGCATACTTCGAGGTCTGTGTCATCCACAGAGCCGTCACTCCGAGTACGAGAATTGCTATCTGTGATATCACTCGTGACGCCCTTCAACGAGCCACCAAATTGAGAAGATGATGGCGAAAAAAATAACGACGAACACCATGAGCGTCAAGTACAGGAACACCAGCCATCCGAGGACAGCAAGTAACACGATTGTAGCCAACGCATCCAAGATCGTACCCATTATCGTAACTCCTTTGCGTTAAGGGGAAGGGTCGGAATGTTCGACCCCTCCCCCGGTTTGCGACGATTGCCATGCGCCTTGCGCTAGGCGTCAAGTCCATTCACTACGTCGCTTCGGGCGAACTCACTTCGACAGGCGTGGGTTGCGGAGTAGTCAGTTCACGCATCCAATTGGCGAACTTGATAATCACATGTTCGGCCTGCTTAGCGGACTGGAGATTCGGATGCGGTGCATTCGATGCCAGTCGGATCAACTCATTAGCTTCTTGAACAGTCAGCATGTAGGTACCTCCCTATACCTCTATACTAACGCGGCTTCATCCCCATGTCAACCATTATTTTCTCGACCTCATCCTTGGCATTCTTCAAATCAGAGCCTACATCCGCACGCCACTGCTTAATGGCTTTGATCTTACCGGCATTCCCCTCAACGGACAGGATTTTCTTCACGTTGTCAACCGCAGATGACGACGCGAAGCCCTTTCTAGGGAGCTTAGCTCGGTCAACGTCAATTGCCACCGAGAACCGGCACACTCCCCTGTTAATGTCAAGCTCCGAGTCAAGGAAATCGTTCACTAGGGAAATGGCGATCCTCTCGGACAATTCTCGTGCGATCTGACCCTTGATCTGGTCGGGACTCATCGTCCCGGCCATCTCAAGCGTAATCTCCATGCCAGCAGTGAACATTGTCATGTTACTTCGCCTTCTTCTTTGCCTTGAGCTTCTTGTTCAGTGCAACCAACTCATCCACACGCTCGCTGATCTCGGTGCGCAGCAAACCAACGTGCTTCTCAAGGATCTCGTTCATGCGCAAGGTATCTGTGTACCGATCATGCGTGAATCTTGCGGTAGCACGCTGATCGCAGATGCGACGTTCCAGATTCTTGATCTGAAGATACAGGTGCTGATTCTCCAAACGCAAATGTTCACGTTTGGTGAACCAGTTAATGAGTCTTTGGAGGTTCATAACCGTACCTCTTTGCCTGTTCCAGTGCAGCCGTTCGAATCTGCGAATTGTCCTGCCAGAATTTCTGAGCAATTGCCAGATGTTTCGGGTCGGCAGGGAACGAGATTCCCACGAACAACCACGTCACGCACGTAATGACCTCAAGCGGACCCTCAATCGGGTCAGCGATCACTACCTGCTGAGTCTTGAGTAGGAGGCTGAACGGTGCCTTTAAGGACACGTTGAACTTCCCGATTGTAAACGCCATGTTGGTAACTCCTAGTATATAAATCAATTTAAGTTAGAAGGGTGAGTCCTTGTGTAAACGTCAGTCGTCTAATCTGCCCGTATATGCGGCTTTCAGGGCCGACTTCGCAGGCTTTCCTCGACTTCTCGTTACTCCGGTTGCTCCCCGGTCAAATTATCCTTATGGGTACTATCATTGTAATTGACAGCCCCGCCTTTACTTGAAGTCCTTTCGGACCCCTCGTATGTAAGCAACGTTTGGATAATAGCACGTCGCCTACGGCCCGAAGGTACGCCACGTAGGGCGTCCCTCAATACTTGAACAGACAAGCCTGATAATCGGCTCATCCGTTTCCAATCTGTCGGCTTTCGAGTCGCCATACTTCTACCTTATAGGATGCAGTCAAACTTGTCAAGGGCCTGAATGATCTCAGTTGTAGTGCATTTC